CTCCATGTGTTTCCTCCACTCTATCAACAAATTTCTGGAGGCTTCCCGAAAAGCAGCCACATCTTACTTCTACCGTATTATCCTTAGTCCTGTAAAATGTAATAAATCCATTTCGGCTTCCGATCGGTCCTTGTACAAAGAAATGCCTCGTATTGAAAACTTCTGCGTTGCCAGAAACCCACGCATCGTCGTAAACCCTTGCATTGCCGTAAACTTTTGCATCGCCACAAACCCTTGCATTGCCAAAAACCCACGCATTGTCGAAATGTGAAAGATTTTCCTCTTTCTCGATGTATCCGCCGAACTCTCCAGTTTTGACAGACCCGAAATCACGCACTGCTCTGATCCGGTACAGTGTTTTCCCGTAAACTGTGACCGTTTCCTCTGTTAATTCATATTTTTTCATTCTGCTTCCTCCTTCTCCGCCCACAGCATGATGCAGATTACTACCGCACACCACACGGTAATGGCAGTTCCAACGATATCGCGTTCACAGATCGTGCTGTACTTTCCCAGCCACCAGAACGTGAACGCTGCGGATGCTGTGGCTACGATCGGGGCGATCACACCAGCTCCGGTTGTTTCTTCTGTTACTTCGGTTGTTTCTGTTTCTCTTTTTTTCATTGCTTGTCTCCTTTCCATACGAACCCGGTCAGCTCGTATAACTTTTTGGGACTGATGTATGTACTTCTTCGACTTGCCTGCCCTCTTTTGGTCGGCTTCGATCTGAACACCAGCCCGATATCCAGCTCACCGGACTCCATTCGGTTAATCACTGTGCTCTGTTCCACTCCCAGAACCTTTGCGGCTACCCTTGTGGGTACCGGTTCAGGCGGGAACTCTGGCTGCTTGCACTCCCGGAGTACTTCCAGAAGCATTTTTTTAAGTTCTTCCATTTTGCTCACCTCACTTTCCTATTCATTCATAATCAGCATCATCGCCATCATAGTCCAAGTCGTTTTTTAATTACGAGTATCACCAGAGAAACAAAGCTAAGAGCCAGAGCCGCCAGCGAGATTCCTTCTGTCTGGCGGTTCATTTTATCCAGATATTTTCTCTGCTCTTCCGGTGTCATGTCTTCATATTTTTTCTTCATCTCTACCCCGCTTTCTGTTCTGCTTCGTCTGCGAACTTCTCTTTTTCCAGACGCTTCATTACTGCCATTCCTTCTGCGATACCAAGAATGTAATCTTTCTTTTCTTCCGGTACTGCCTCGATTGCTTCAGAAAGTCTTTTGATTCTCTCCTGCTTCGTCATCTAATCACCTGCCTCTCTTAGTTTTGATGTTTCACATCTTAGATGTATATTATCACCACTAATGCGTGTTGTCAATAGTTTTCTACAACTTAGTTGTATTTTTCTGTTGACTTGCATTATTTTGTGGTATATACTAAGAATCACAGAAAGGAGGATATGATGCAAACAATTAACGATAGAATAGCTATTGTATTGGAAGAATCAGGTAAAACCAAAACCGCTTTCGGCGAGTCATTAAGTGTTTCGCAACAATACATTTCGAAATTGATTAGAACCGGTAATCCTAGTGCCTTATTAATAGATGATATATGCGAAAAGTACAGAATCCGTAAAGAATGGCTTACAGAGGGCAAGGGGGATATGAAAGCACCTATAGATAGAAATGACGAAATTGCCCGCCTGAGTGCTGATCTGTTTAAAAGCGAAAGCGGATCATTTAAAGAACGTCTGCTTTTTGCACTGGCTGCATTAGATGAAAGCGAGTGGCAAGTTCTTGAGGATATCGCAAATAAAATTGCAAAAAAAGACTAGGCTTTCGCCTAGTCCAGAAGTCTCAGAATTATTTTCAATACAAGATCCAATTCTGACGGCTTCAACTTATCCAACAGACCTATAATTTTATTTTTTACCGTTTCCATCCTATGTACCTCCCGATCACGTTTTTCAAACATTTGTTCGAATTTTCTTAATTTCATATTATCACAGAAATATTTGTGATGCAACTGTTTTCGAACATTTGTTTTAGCAAAATTTTCCTTTCATCTTAACAAACGTTTCAGGAGGAAAAAAGTTGTGCCTTGTCCGGAATCCCGGACGCTTTTTGAAAATCACTTATACTCAGACTCGTACAAGTCAGAAATCGTGGTTTTCAGCCCTGCTGCCAACTGTTCCATAGTTGCCAGTGTAGGGCATACCTGACCGGTCACTATGTCACCGAT